GCCTGGAGCTTCCAGCTGATCTGTCTGCCATTCGTGATAAATAGCAGTTGCCTTTGATTTGCCAATAGAAGCAGTGAAAGGAGTTTCGTCACGAGTAATCATCGTGATAAAGTTTGCAAGATCCTCACGTTGTGAGACATCTTTGCCAGTACCGCGAGCGGGGCCAGCTGGACCACCAGTGCCGCGTACACCAAGATTATTAGCCATTTTAATTATACCTCCAAGGTATTAAATATTTGATAAAGAGCGTTCTGCAAGAGTACGCAAGTAGGCCATTTGATCTTCATTACTAGAGTCAGGACTCATTGCACGATCACGTTTTGCTAATGTAGCATCCTGTTGTTTTTGCGTATTTGTTTTTGCTTTTTTAACAGGTGCTTTTCTAACTTTAGCATTTTTACGTTTAGCAGTGCCTTGAGTTACTCCTTGTTTTAATCGACGATAGTCATCTACAAATTTAATAAGAACAGGATCAACCACTGTATCTAACAGTTCAGGATCAATTCCTTCTTCAATTGCAAATTCACGAATTTCCATAGCAACTTTATCATCAAAGTCTGGAATCATTTCTGGAATTGCAGCATTAAAGTATTCTAACTGTTCGTTAAAATTTGATTGAGCTAATTCAAGTTCGCGTTTTTCAACAGCTTCAACAATACCTTCACGTTGCTTTCGAGCATTCCAATATTGTTTTTGTACTTGTTCGCGTTTATCTTTTAACTCATTTACTTCATAAGTATCGCCTTCTTCACGAGCTTTTTCAATTGCTGATTCTAACTCATGATATTCTTTAGACAAGGCTTGTTCACTAGAATAAAGAACGGCTGCAGAAGCTTTTGAAAGATTTTCAATTTCTCCTAGCTTAGAATTATATTCTTCTTCTACTTGTTTTCTTGCTTCACCAAGTTCACGACCCTTTTTAGATAGATGTTGTTCGGTAGAGTAACCTTTAATTAAGTCACCAAATGAAACTTCAGTTTCTTCGCCATCAATTTTGACTACAACTTTTGCTTCCAAATCGAGATCATCTTGAGTATACACATCAGTATCTTGGGCAGCGGAGTCATCCTCGGCATCCTCATCTGACACTTCATCTTCTGTATCATCGATTTCCTCTTCTTCATCTTCACTAACGTCTGAGTCTGATTCTTCTGGGTCTTCATAATCAGAGTCATCCGAGTCTAACTCAGGAACTTGCTCTTCGGGTAGAGTATCAACGAAATCTGAATTTCGCATGATGTCAGCCAGCAACTCCTCTTCGGTTCGACTATCATTTCCTACAGGCACAGAATCATCAATAGGGGTAGAGTCTGTAATTGCTTCAGGATTATTCATTTACTTCGCCTCCTTCTTAACAGAAGTTGACGGAATCATTTTAAGATACCTTTCTTTTAAACTATATAAATTAAAAAGAGTATCAGAATTAAGTTTGCACTTACCTGCGCTGCGCATTGAGTCATACTCAAGTGTATTAATCATAACATCGCAATTATTAATAAGTGCCTTATAATCAATTTCTTTCATTGACATTGTTGTCCTCCATAAGGTGTGGTACGTTCTTACCGTACATCTCAAAGTCAGTCATTTTCTGCTTAACACTACCTAGTGCCATAGCTGAAGAGTAGAGAAACTCTCGAGATTTAGTTTCGTGGGGTTCTGTTTTAAGCCACTCAACAAAGAAGTCAATTAAAACTTCGCCATATACTTCATCAAAAAATTCATCACGTTCTTTAGCAGCGAAGTGACCCTTAACATGAGCCCTTCGCGCTAATTCTTCTGGATGTATTTTATGGTTTCCGTACGACTTGTTATTACCCAGCCTCTTCTCAGCTGTCTGTCGATACTTATCCATTGTATTAAGTTACAAGTGTATTATAAATAATTTCACCTGATTGTGCAGCTGTACCGTGTGAGGTGCTTACATTAACAAGTGTTTGTGCGCCATTATTAAGGCCTGATACAATTTTGTAATCTTTAGCTGCAACTACTTGATTCGACAATACTGTTGAACCTGCTGTTGCTACATCAAACGTTACGGTTGCGTCACTATCATTTGTTACCATAATAATACCACCACCGGAACCACCAGCTGTAGTTACTGTACCTGATTGAGCAGCACCTACGCCAGCAGCAGAAAGTGTTACTGTTGCCATTTTATTTTCTCCCTATTGTGGATTTATGATTTGTCTTGCCATCATAAGTATTTGATTAAAGTCTGGATGTGGTGGCAATTCAGCACCTTCTTTAACTGCTTTAATTTGTAGATCTGCCCACTCTTGGAAATGCCTATCAATTGCAATAGCCAATTGTTTAGAGTTATCATCCATTGTATTTTTACTTTGTGCATTAGTATAAGAAACATTAGCTTTTGCTAATTCAACATCTGCTTGTAATTTCTCACGGGCAGCTGTTTCATTTTGCTTATCTACTTGTGCTTTTTCTTTCATCATATTTTCAGCACGTTGAACAAATTGATCGCTTTTATAATCTTGAATATAATCATTACTATCAAGATCTAAAGCTTCAATTAGTTGAGTTGCTAATGTAACTCCTGCAGTTGGTTTAATAGCCATTCCTTGACCTTGTTTTTGCAAGGCTGGAATAATTTCTGCACCAACTTTAGATAGCTTGTTTACCTTAGTAGCATTAGAATTTTCACCAATATCTAAAAGTATTTCAATGTCCATTTTAGAAGGCAAATTATTTACATCAATAGTACCATAAATACCATCCATGTTATACGTTTGCATACCTTGCATTTTTTCACGCATAGTATGGTAAACACCTTCCATTAACCGCTTAAATCCAGTTTCCGCAAATCTACGCGCGATATGCTGGATTCGTTTTTGTGCTGCTGATTGAACAGCGCTAAGTTTTTGCTCAGAATTACCCGATACATAAAGCGTATCGTTAAGTCCTTGCGCGGCCTTAGACATTCCTGTCGCTTGCTCTTTAATCAATTGTAGATGTTCGAGTAGCGGTACAGTACCTGATGAAATAGTTTCTGGAGCCATAGCTGCTACTGCAGCTGTTGGATTACCGTTAGTAGGAATAATTTGCTTAGGCTTCATATTTTGAAGTGCGCTAAAGTCCACTACATTCGGGTCTGCCAACTTAGGGCTGTAGTTAGTAAGATAAGTATTTTCAACAAATCCACGAAGAATAGCTGTACTAGCTAAAGTAGAACTACGAGTAAAATCTGCCATTGACAAACCAAAGAATTCATGTGGAATATCAATTGGCACAATTGAAGCAAGCGGAATCATATCACAATCTTCTTCGAATAAAATATGATTTCCAGAAACAATAAAGTGTTTAAGCTCTGCAATGCCATCGCCATCACGATCAACACGCATCCAGCATTCTGTTACTGTTACTTCACGATTAGCTTCAGTTGGCATTTCTTGATAGCCACCACTGCCTTCCCAGTAAGTTTGACCTACAATTTCTTTTCTAGCAGCAATATCTTCACTGTATCTGTTATTGCCCATCCAATTGCTATCATCGCCTAACGTAGCCCACTCGTCTTCGGTAAGCGTAGCTGCCCAATCAGGCCAATACTTACGCATATCTGAACGAGTATATTCAGATTGAATGCCTACAAAAGTTGCATCATCAATATCTTTTGCTTCATTAGAAATACGAAATGCTTCAGGTGGAATAACTTCTAGTTTAATTCTGCTCTTATCAATTGTTTTTCTAAGGCGAACGTTAGCATATGAAATATTTTCACTAGTTGCATCAAGTTCTAACTCACCAATAATTTCATAACTATCATCAGCTAGTATTTCGTCTAGCTTAGTTTCGCTAATAGTTTCGTATTCTTCAATAATATAATCGTAATCTTCAATATAATCCCAACGAATAACTGCATTCTTCCAAAGAAGAGAAGCCTTCATCCAAGTTTGTAGGATTTCCCAACCTTTATTCTTTTTAAAAATGCAATAGTTAATAAGGTTACTTGCATCTTTAGCGCCTTGAAAGGCTTTAGGACTTGAATCCCAAGGCAAACATCTAGCAATTCGATTATTAGCTAGAAACAAATCTGATAGTACTGCTGTATAAGCTTCAACTACTTCAGTAGTGCTTGTGTCAACAATAGTACTAACGCCTTGCGGAGTTAAGTGCGCCATTGGTACACCAGCATATTCATACGTTGCCTTAAGTCGCTCGTGTGTTAAATCAGAACTATTGAGCCAGTCACCTGCTGAACTCATAATTCCTGATTCAATTAAATTAGTTAGCTGTTCGTCAGTAACAGCTTCTTTATAACCTGAATAAGCCATTAGTATTTACCTGTATTAGTATAAATAGGCTTTGCAGCCTCCATAGCTTTTTGATTATATTTTCCCGGTTGAGAAAGAGGTGTTTTTCTTTCAGTAGGTTTTTTAGCTGCAACTACTGGTTTTACCTCTTGATATCTTCCTACATTGGTCATTTACCGCTCCTGGGTTTTACCACTTAACTTTATTAGCCCAATAAGCTGCACTTGTTGGACCTCTTGCAATATCGGCCTTATGTCTAGCTTTCCAAGCTAAACGCCGCTTTTTATATTTTTCACTTTCACCTGCTTTTTTAGGGCTACCTTTAGCACCTTGCGAACCAAATCGAATAAGCATAGGTTTTCCAGTTTTAGGATTTCTAACTGCTACCGCATGTGACTTGGTAGGATGATTCGGTGTGCGTTTTGGTTTATTTAAACCAGAAAAGGTTTCGCCTCCTACTTCAATACTCATGCTTGCCTCGCTTTTTTAATTTTCTTTTTAGCTGCTTCTGTATTTGCAACAAATTGTTTACCTGCTTTTGTACCTTTTCTCTTTTTCCGAGTGGTAGCAGCGTGTTCTGCTGCTGTAAGACTTCCTACAGCTGAAGCTGGCATATAACGCTCTCCACGAGCCAACGGACCTTGTACAGAGGGTTTACCACTTCGAGTCCTCCACTTTTGATCGCTCCATTTTTTTAAACTTAATTGTGGTTTTCTTAAGCTCATGACGTATAGCCTCCACCCGCCGCTTTATATGCTTTTGCAAGCATTTGCGCTTTTCGAGCAGACCATTGTCCAGGTTTACCACCTTTACTACCAGCTAATATTTTAGCATAAAGACGTTTACGCAGTCCAGGCTTAGTATAATTTCCAGCTTCATTAACTTTTGAATCCTTCGGTATCGCCATTTTTAATCCTCCTGCTTCTTAACCATACTACAGGACTCTTATACTCTTTCCTGTGTTTCCATAACCGTTTTGGTATGCCTTTAATTATTTCTTTTGTTGGTCGCCTTTTGTCATCCATGCAGATGCTCCCATATAAGCACCTACGATACCAGCGCCACTTATATAAAATAGACTGCTTATATCTGATAGTGCATTAATTCTTTCTAAAGAAACAAATGGCATAAACATAAGAAAAGTAAATACGCCCATAGCTGTAAGAGTAGCGGTTGCCATTCTACGTTGCGCACGTTGTTTACGCATAGCGTGTTCTGTTTCTTTAATCTCGCGTAAGTGAGCGAGTTCTTCATCTGTTACAACACCGTCCCCATCCATGTCGTACTCATTGTACTTTGATTCGGGTTGTAAACTTTTTTGCATTAGAAGTATTCATCAAGTACATCTAGTTGATCTTTATACATAGCAATTTGATTAAGCTCTTCTTCGATAGCTTCAATGATATCAGAATGTTCACCAATACCAGTTGAACTTTGCAAATAAACCATTACATTTGCTTTATGCTTTGCAATATGCCCTTCGGCATGTTTACGTACTGCTTCTAGTAATACATCTTCCATATTATCCTCCATAAAAATGGGCCTTCTCTACCCCTAGCGGCCCCGACTAGGTGAGGACAACGGTAGATCTGTTATTGAAGATTAAGCCTACTTAGCTCATCTTCAAGTTCTTCGTCTGTTAGATCTGCCGCATCAATAGTTGTTTGTGTAACGTCTTGACGCGAAAGTTTTGGTGCTTGATACTCTGCAAGTATACTAGCTACCTTTACAATTTGTTCAGTATCGCCCTCTTCCATTGCTTGAACTAAGACGTAATTAAGCGCTGCCATAGCATCTGGTGCTTCATCGCCTAGTTCTTTCATGGCTATAATTGTTTGTTTTGCTAATTCTCTTTTTTCTTTATTTTTTCTGCGCGTCTCTAAACCACGCCTACGATATTCTTCTGCCATCTCTTGACTAGTAATAGGGTTAAGATTCTTCAGAGAATTAACCGCTGGCATAAAGCTTCTTTTTTCATCTATAGCCATTGAGTATTTTCCTCCTGAAGTTGGCCTACTTTTTCTTTCCATGAGACAGTATCGTCTGTGAGTCTGTGTTGGTGAGTACGGTAGGCTTCAAGTGCAATCGCAAGGGCCATAACTGTATCGTCATAGTTCCCAGCCAAAGCATTAGTCGAGCCATTATCAGCAGCAACATAAGTTCTTAGTTCTCCCAAGATAGTCTTTGAAGGAATCCATATGTCATGGTCTTCAATTGCTCTCTTTAGATTACCTATAATCATAGGTTTTGTAGAAACTGTAGTCCTAAACCCAGGTTTTCCACCTTCATCCGACAAAAGACTAGATGCTTTAGTTTGATAGTACAGATTTACATAGTTCATTTGTTTTAATCGGTTGAGTGTAGCAATACCTAGCGAATTACTTTCTACTGCTAAAAGCGCATTATTAAAATAACGCCCAAGATAGAAAAGTATATCGCCAAAATTACTAGGGTCAACAAAATTATCTCTGAATAACGCACAAATCTGTCTCTCTTTGTTAAAAACTACAGCAGTGCTATAGTCTTGGCCAACACCTAGCGCAACATCAGCTCCAATAATAAACTTATCTTTAAAGTTTGGCGCATTCCAAATTTCTAAGTGACCTTCTCTGTTATCCTCAAAGTAACTGCTGTCTTCATCATAAGATCTTACGTATTCTGGCACAATTGGTAGAATACTACTAATAATTTCTTGATCAAATACACTATTCCCGGATACTAGGAAGGCTTCTTCAGGGGTCGCCGGATATTCTTGCTTAAACTTACGTTCACCACTCTCTGCTATCTTTAAACGCCGCCAATAAAGCTGATCATTGTCTATACCGTGGTCTTCTTTTAGTTTTTCTTCTTCAAACGTTAACTCAAACCCCTCTGGGGCTTCCCTGCGGTACTCATCTGTAATAAACCAAGGGAGAAAAATAGGAATATACTCATTTTCTCCTGCAAGTGCGCCTTGAAATAGACGATAGAACTCCCCACTGGCACCATTTGCAGTGCTTTCTAGGATAACTTCAGTGCCATCTTCTTGAGAAATACCCTGAAATAAACCTGCGAGAATTTGTTCGTCGAATTGCCAGAACCCTACCTCACTAAGATGGGCAATGGTCGGTGTAGTTCCTCGCCCTGCTTCTTTCGCACCAGCCGTATACAGTCTGTAACCACTTTTGTTATGTTCAAATAAGATTTCTTTGGCATTAGACTTGTTTAAGGTAGGTGGATTCTCCATGTTATCGATAATATTTCGACTCATGTTGAAAAGCGCGTCAGATGTGGCACTGTCATGCGCCATAACGACTGAGCGAGTGTACGGGGTGTAGAACGTTTTCCAAAACACTCTAGCCGCGCAATAGGTACTAATACCTTGCTGGCGAGCTTTTAGAATAATAGCTCTTACTTTCCCCGTAGCTTTTAGTTGTTGTTCGATTTGTTGGTTAACTTCAGTTTGTGCTGCGTTAAACTCAAAGGGAACAAAACCTTGAGATGCGTTTTTAGTAATAATTCGAATTTGATCTTTAGAAAATAGCTGAAAATCAGACTTGTATTCAGCCATTTGCTTACGTTTTGATAGCTCCTTGGCTAACTCTAATTTTCTTTTATTATTCATGTAGATGTCCTCCTATAAGGGGGTGTTTAGGTAGACTGTAAAAATTTATAGATAACTCTTTGTTTATGTTTAAAAAAGATGTGGCGGGGGTTGGGGTACCCCCTCCTGCTTCCGGTCCCCCCTTGTTTCTTTTCGTTCGCCTTGGCTGTCTTGGTGGTCGGCGGGTTTCTTCCTCCGTTTCCCGCCGCCCTCCTGGGTTGCCGTGGTGGTTTCCCTGTGGGCGCTTTTGCCCTGTTTTGCTGTGTTGGAGGTTTTCTCATGGCTCTTTCTTCGTCTGCGGTCGTTGCCGCTCCTCTCTCCTTTGTTCCTTCTGCTGCGTCTCTGGGCGCTGTGGCGGTGGTTCCCGTTCCTGGGTTCTCTTCCGGCGCGGTCCCGGTGTCGTCTGAGCTGCTCCCCGGCTCCGGTGACTTCGTGGTCTGGTTCGGGGGTCGGGCGCGGCCTTTGGTCTGTCGTGCGGCGGCGTTTGGTGGGGTTGTTCCCGCCGCGCTTCGCGAGGCGGTCTCTTCCGCTGGTGTTGCGGGTTCTCGTGTGTTCCCTGTGGTTGCTTTGTTCGGGTCTCGTCCCGCTTCGGGCTTCTTCTGTGGGGTCTCGCTTGAGCCTGTGGCGGCTCCGGGGTCTGTGGCTCCTGCTGCTGGCTCCTTCGCCTAACCTTGGTGCGCCCTGCCTTCGGGTGGGGCGCTTCCCTTTTTTTTTATGAGCAATCCTGCTCTAACCCACCACAAAGGAGGTATCTCATGTGGTATGGACTGTGTACTCAGCAAGCTAAAAGCGAGGCTGAAGCATTTTCTAATCGGCGCAATGCCATTAGAATTGAAGAAAACGTAGGCAATCATGTCATACGTCAAGCTGCAAAGCGAGAGCAACAAAATGCTCAAGATGAAGCTTTGTGGAAACAAATGAGAAGGGAGTTTCCAAAGTGCTAATAAACAACACACCACTTCTTAGCTTTCTTATAGTACTCTGCGGAGTGCTATCTGTAAGCTTCCTAGCAGTCTACATTGGAATTAAGATTGCTGAATTCTGGGACCATATCGAAGAGGAGATTGACGAATGGCGATTCTAGCTGTTGCAGCTGTCATGATGTTTATGGCAGACAATGCAGAATTCATCCAAGACATGAACGATAAACTTGAGATGGATTGCACATTCACCTATACAGGTAAACAACCTGTTAGACCTGATGTACCTCACATTGATGTTGAAGGCTATGTATACTTCAGCATGGAACCTTGTGATGGTTGAGGTCGTTACACAACGCTATAGGGACGTCCCATTGGATGTCCTTAAAGCAACCTATTCTTGTCTTCTACAGGATGCTAACAAGCATTACGATGACATGAATACTCTCGCGTACTCTGACAGTATCGTAGAAATGCGACATGTTGAGGACGAAATGTTACGCCGACAAGGCACTGGCAGATAGGAGGTTATATGCCAATAGACTTCACTTCAATGACATCTGATGATATCTCTAGAATCATTCAGATGGGCGAGGTTGAATTGCGAGAGCGAAACAATCTTGTTTTCGAGGATGCAATCACTCATCATTTGTATGTCGATGAGTGTCCTGACCACATAGATCGTGAAGAATACTTAGAGTACCTTCAAGGTCCAGGGTCACATCATCCGGCTGCTCAAACTATCCTTGCTGATTGGGACGATAAACAATCACAAGAAGATAGAAAGCAATCAATGAGAACAACAGGAGCATGAATGGACATTAACATTGAGCAAGAAGCTAATAGCTTAGTAGAAAAGCTAGATGATGCTTTAGAGTCTGCTACAGAAGAGTTTTCTGTAAACTTTACTGAGCGACAATATAGCGACTGGCTAGACGCTGGCTATAAAGCTGCTGAATTTGACCTTCTTGAAAGCGAAATACTGCACAGAGCATTGCAGAAACTAGTAAATCGCTGGCGAGAGGCTAACCAAGTGTCATAAAAAGTGACAAGGTGCCATAAAAAATGACACTCTGTAGTAAACTTGCCTGTTTACGAGAGTTCTTTTCCCAAGCGTTAGACATTTTGTGTGTCTAATGCAAACCCACTCGTCTAACACATGAGTCTAACAGACGAGTACAACAAAAGGAGACCACCATGGTCAACAACATCAACGTAACAGTCTCACGCGAAATTGTAGCTGCAACTGAGTTGCTACAACAGATATGGGATACGTGCGAGATAAATGCATTCATCGCTGGAGGCGCACCCCGTGACTGGGATCACGGAATGGCCTCAAGAGACTTCGATATCTACTTCGAAGGTGACATCTCGAAGCTCAAGCATAAGATGGTTCCACTAGCAGAAGCAGAGGACTACTCAAATCCCTACTCTGATGAAGGTATCGTCAGTGTCAAAGAGTCTGTCATCGAATTCAAGAATGTCGGTATCACAAAGACCGTGCAGTTCGTTGAATGTGACAGGAATCCACATGACGTCATACGTAACTTCCCATTCGGTATGTCTCAAGCCTACATGAATCGATACGCTAGTGCGATCCTAACCACTGATGCGTATGATGCAGGTAAACGAAACCGAATGTTCACTGCGTTACGTCACCACGATCGTAGCTATATCTACATTGCTAAGATCCTACCTCGTTACCAAAGCTACGGCTTCACACCCGTAGGCTGGTCAACAAGATAAGTATCCTTCTGGCTACTCCATCCTGCATGGGGTAGCCTAAAGGACACTTATGTCCTACCCGCAGTAATCCTACTGCAACTGTTCATGAGGAGTTACAAATGAACAAAGTCGATTATATCCGCAACGTTAAGTTCAACTTCGTATGTCTTCGCCCCGGTGAAGAAGACAAATTCGGTAAGTTCGGTCTACAAATCGAATTCTCTGCCGATCGTCGAGCTGAACTTCAATGCTTCGGATCAATCAAAGTGCTTGATAACGGCAACCTTGGTATCAACCTAAATACACAAACCAAATACGGTACTGGTACCAAACGTGCTGGTCAAGTCAAGCACATCCCTATCATCAACACCAGTAAAGAAGAGCTTACTGAACGTGTTGGTGATGGTAGCGTAGGTGACGTTAAAGTCTTCACCTATGCCTCGCAGTCTGCCCACAACGGTATGAAGTCTGCACCTATGGCTGTACTAGTACGTACCTTCGAAAAGTATGTACCTAACGAGTCAGATGACTTCGACCTCGGTGAAGCACCTGTGACTACTCAAGAAGTCAACGACAACTTCTAGAGTAACCAAAGTCTTCGGGAGTGTCAATTACGGCACTCCCTAACTCCAACAAAGGAATCACGATGGAACTCATAGTAGGCATCGTGTTCATCTTAGTAGTCGTTATCAGAACGATATACTTCTTCGGTGACACGTAACTCTAGTCGTCAGCCCTAGCTGTCTAACAGACTCACATAACAAACGGAGCCAAAATGCTAGTACACTATCATAAAACAGTCGAGTATCACACTCCTGTTAAACTCGACTTATCGGCCATGCTCGATGACACTAAATGGGGCATTGCAGACTGGTCTATGACTCACCTCACTCTGTACACTACAGATCCCGATGAAGCTAAAGAACTAGAAAACTTCACTACAATCATCGTAGAAGTACACGACAAACTAACAGAAGCGATGGTACGTAAGCGCCCTGATAGCACTGAGCTTATCATTACAGGCATTGATCATGAGCCTCACCTTAAAGCTGATCGCACTCGCACTGTAGTAACTCATTGGAAACCCTAAAACACACCCTTATAGGGGAGGGGGCAATATAAGGGGTACTTTAAGGTACCCCTTAAGTTCTCTATGAAAGGAGAAAAAGAATGGAAAAGACGAGACAACAACTATACCTTGTGTATAGCTTGCAGAATCATCTCGGTAAGACTCACTTACACATTAGGGGCATCTATGGCTCCCATAGTATAGCTATGAGAGAAGCCTTGCGGCTCACTAAACGTGAAGCTTATAGTGATGAACAACCAGACTACTCCATAGTCGAAGATAAGCCTGACCACATGATCATCAAGAACAACAACTATGCTGATCTAAACGGCTTTGAAGAAACCATTCACATTGAACTGAGGACAGTACAGTCATGAACAAGAGAACCCCAAGCATGTATGCTTATTATGAAAAAGAAATCGAGAATGCCTATCAAATAGACGATTGGGAGCGAGTAAGCT